CAGGCCGGGGACGCGATGACGCTGGCCGCAGGGGCGGCTTCCCAGCAGCGCGACATCACGGGGCAGACCACCCACGGCGACAGCACATGGGCGGCTGCAACGGGCTTCTCGACCCATGAAGCGTCTGACGTGACGGCCGACATGTTCACCAGGAGCATGAGCGATTATGATGGCTCAGCGGCGGGGCATTCCCTGTATACGGTGGTGCAGGGGGTCACGGAGAGCAAAATATCTGATCTCAACTGGATCATATACCAGACGAACGGGACCATAAAGCACGCCACCAAGACGATCACAAGCGATTCCACAGCGAACCCGATAACGAGCGTGACATGAACGGCGGACGATTTGACATGCTGGGCCTGACGATGCCTTGGCGGATGATGCAGTCCGGCAGGCAGGCCATTGTGTTCGTGTCGCAGACGATAAGCGGCTTGACGAAGCCTCTCAGGGCAACGTCGGGATCATCGGCCCTCCGCACCGTATCCGGCGTAACGAAGTCGCTCAGGGCAACGTCGGGCCTCACACGGCCGTTGCAGGAGTAGAGCATGAGCACAGACATTGCTATCAAGGTTGGCGACACCAGGGCGTGGTCGTATTCCCTGTCCGACGCCGACGGCGACGCCCTGAGCCTGACCGGGGCCACGGTGACCTTCGCCCTGAAGAGCGGCGAGTGGAGCACGGCCAAATACATGTCCGACTGCCTGGCCGTGACCGCCCCCACCTCCGACGGCGCAGTCACCATCACCCCCACGGCCTCCGATTGGCTGGAGATGAGCGATGCCCAAGGCAACTACTCCTGTGGAATCTACATCGGGGAATTTCTCGTTATCGATGCTAATGGTGTTAGCCAATATACCACCGATGCACAAATCGAAGTTCAAGAGGCGATACTGTAATGGCTCTAGACAGCACGAAAGCCTTGGTGAATCTGCCCGACGCGAAGCTGTATCTCGGCATCGCCCCCGCCACAACCACCAACGACCGCCTCATCGACCGCATGATCCTCCAGGCATCCGTCCTGGTCCGCAAGGAGGTCAGCTGCGACATCCTCAAGACGGCCTACACCAAGGAAACGCACAACGGAACGGGCTCCGCCTTCCTGTACCTCGACAACTGGCCCGTTGTCACCGTGGACAGGGCGAGCGTTTATACTGATGCAGTATGCGAGGCGACGAACTCCGGCTCCACCAACACCCATGCCACCATCGAAGTCACGAAGACGCAGATACGTCTGCGGTCGGCGGCCTCCGGGGTATGGACCACCACGGAGATTACAATAGCGGACTACGCTACGCTGACCCTGATCACGGCCGCCGTGTCCGACAAAGCTGGATGGTCTGCCTCGGCGAACAGTGGGTGGGGCAACTGGCCAGCCTCCGAGCTTGTGGTGCAGCCCGCCAGGAACGCCATGGACGTGACCATCAGCCTGTACGTGCCGGAGGCCTGCCAGACGGACTATGAGATATACGACCCCGACTGGGGCTCCTTGTACAACCCATACGGATGGGGGACGGGCAAGCGGGACGTGTTCATCGACTACACGGCTGGCTGGAGCAGGAACGACATGCCGGAGCCCATCCAGTCCGCGGTGATGGAGCTGGTCGCCCTGATGTACAACATGAAGAGCAAGGATGGGAGTATCATCGCGGAAAAATTGGGTGACTATTCGTATAAGTTGATGACCAACGCGGGGGCTATCTTCGACACAAGCGCGACGAGGGTGGCATCCAACATGATAATGACCAAGTTGACCCCGTACAAGCGGGTGCAGGCGTTTGGTGTATAGATGAGCATACAATCCTTGTCCAACTCGACCGTGAACGTACGTTACAAGACCTTCACCAAGGATGTTGAGGGGTCTGTCACGGAGGCGAACACGAACCGCCACACGGACATGCCCTGCCGCATACAGCCGATCAGCGGTGGGGAGATGGCAAAGTTTCGGAGCAACCGCATGGACGTGGGATACAAGATGTTCGTCGATGGAGCGTACACTGGCATCCTCCCCACCGACGAAGTGGTGCTGGGCTCGGTGGTGTACTACATTGAGTTGGTGAGGGACATCGATCTGATGGGCCACCACACCGAGATACTGCTGAGGAACACGACGGGAAAATTGGAATGAAACGCCCTCTGAGCCGTTATATCGTTTTTGGCATGGTATCCTATAGGGTATCGGGTTTGAACGCCTTAGAAGCGATCCTCCGGCGTCCTGGCGGGGTTCCAGGGGGTGTATCTTGGCTCTGATATGGCATGGGGAAGCTGTTGAGGGCAAGTTGCGGTTGTGGACGCGGGAACGCATTCGGCAAATATGCTTCGTTACGGAGATGCTCGCCAAGCAGTCGATGAAGAAAGGCGGCCGGACGGAATCTGGATTTGCGGAGCTGACCCCAGGCACTATAAGAACAATGAGAGACCCGACAAGCAAGCAGAAGGTAGAAAAGGTGGGCTCGTATAAGTCAGCACCGGGAGAGATACCTCGCGTGCAGACGGGTAGGCTCCGCAGGAGCATCACCCACGAGATGCATGAGACGTTGCCCATTGGCCGGGTTGGAACGAACGTCGTGTACGGAAAGAGTCTGGAGTTCGGGACGAACCGCATGGCTCCTCGGCCCTGGCTGCGACCAGCATTGCACAAGGTGAGGGGTCTGGCGGCGAGCATATTCTCGACGCCGGTGGTATGATATGAAGGAATTGAGGGCAGCAATACTAGCGGAGGCGAACGGGGACGCGGTTCTGTCCGCCGCCATCGATTCAGACATATACTTCGACCACGTGCCCGGCAACGAGATGATGCCGTGGATTACGTTCCACTTCATTTCCGAGGTGCCGATACACGTGTTCCGCAAGGCGGATACGCACGAGGAAGCAATTGTGCAGTTCAGCGTTTTCGACCAGAACACCAGCGTGCTCACGTGCGGGACGATAGCGAGCGATTTGACGTTGGTTTTCGACAGGGCGGAGCTGACTTACGCTACACACACCCACGTGGGGTGTCTCCGGGACGGGGGAACGGGGCCGACGTTCTATTCCAAAGACAAAGTTTGGATGCAGACGATTGACTACAAGATTCAATGGCTCCCGTGATGAGCCATACTTGAAATGGAAGCCATAGGACCATATAGGAGGTTACTACAATGGCTGTTATCGCAGGATACACCGGGCAGCTCGACATGGCGGACATCGTCGATTCAGATGTTGCATACAACGTGCATGCCTGGTCGGCGGACGTGACGTGTGACGAGCTGGACTCAACTGTCTTCCAGACCCCCGGCTGGCGGACGAAGGTGGCGGGACTGAAGAGCTGGAGCGCTTCGGTCGAAATCTACACCGATGCCACCTACCGCATCGTGCCGAGCGACATGGGCAGCATCGTGGCGTGCAAATTGTACATCAACACCACGGTCGGCGTGATGGGCAACGGCATGATCACCGGTTGGACGGTCAACGCGGCTGTGGACGGGCTTGAGACGACCACCCTGGCCGTCGCCGGGACGAGCGACCTGTTCGAGTTGGCGTAAAACCAGATAGGAGGTGCGGCTATGGCTGCACTCAAAGGCTACGTTGGCGCGTTCTACGTTTGCAGTGACATCGGGAAATACTCCGATATCGTGGACGAGGCAGTGGGCACGGGCACGGGAGCCCAGACGCGGTTCCCGCTTGACCAGTTCGCGGTAAGCATCAACGACATCACCGTAAAGGTCTCGGACGTGACGCAGAGGCAGTGGACGGACTACACGGTCACGCCGAAGGGTAGCATTAACTTCACCACTGCCCCCACGTTGGACTACGCCGTCGTTGCGAGCTACAAGCACTTTCCCGTCAGCGACATGGTCCAGACAGGAGGATTCTACTCCTGGAGTGTGGACGTGACGGTGGACGAGCTTGACAGCACGGTGTTCGCGACGAACGGCTGGCGAACCAAGGTGAGGGGCTTGCAGAGTTGGTCCGGCACGGCGGAGAGGCACTGGCTGGACGATTCCTTCCTTCAGCTTATGAAGGGCGTGGCGTCCGA